ATGACTATAGAAGAGATAAGAGACATTCCAATCGCCGTTTTTCTGGCACGGATGGGATATGAACCGGCAAGAAGACGGGGGGATGAATATTGGTATCTGGCCCCGTACCGGGAGGAGCGCACCGCCTCGTTCCAGTTGAATGTCCGTAAGGATATATGGCATGACTTCGGTACCGGACAGGGAGGCGACATATTCACCCTTGCGGGGGAGTTTATCGGCAGCGGGGATTTCAAGGCGCAGGCCAGGTTCATCACAGGGATATGGGGCGGTCTTGCTCCCGAACACAAGACCGTTTCCCGTTCCGGGGAAAATGACAGGGAAGATTCCCATAGGCAGGAAAGTTTCACGAAGGTACAGTCCGGACCGCTGCACAACAGCGTCCTGCTCCGTTATCTGGCGGAACGTGGCATTAGCGGTGATGTGGCTATGCCGAACTGCAAGGAGATCAGGTACACCTTGCACGGGAAGCGGTATTTCGCCATCGGTTTCAGGAATGTCAGCGGTGGGTACGAGGTGCGCAACCGCTTTTTTAAGGCCAGTCTCTCTCCGAAAGACATTTCGCTGATGGACAACGGTTCGGATACTTGCAATCTCTTCGAGGGGTTTATCGACTGCCTCTCGTGGATGCAACTCGAATTGGGATGTGGCGACGACTATCTCGTACTGAACTCGGTGGCATTGCTGGAACGCTCGTTCCCCGTTCTTGACAGATATGAGAGAGTCAACTGTTACCTGGACCGGGACGAAGCCGGACGGCGCACGCTGGAGGCGCTCCGCAAACGCTATGCGGATAAAATAGTGGACTGTTCCTCTTTGTACAAAGGATACAAGGATCTGAACGAATACCTGCAGAACAAGTTTCTGTAAAAATAGAATTAAGTATAACGTATTAAAATCTGATTGAATATGAATGCATTGAATAAAAAAAGAGAATTGGCCGGAATGATGGCAATCCTGTTCCTGGGTCTGGCGGCTTGTCTGTTGTCCGCCTGCAATGATGAAATGGATGTACAGCAGTCCTATCCGTTCAAGGTGGAGACCCTGCCTGTCCCCACACGTATTGTGAAAGGTGAGACGGTGGAAATACGGTGTGAACTCAAACGTGAAGGACGGTTTTCCGATGCCCGCTACACCATCCGATATTTCCAGCCGGACGGCAAGGGTACACTCCGTATGGATGACGGGATGGTGTTGCTGCCCAATGACCGCTATCCCCTTGACAGGGAGGTGTTCAGGCTATACTACACTTCTGAAAGCGAGAACCAGCAGACGATAGACATCTATTTCGAGGACAACAGCGAACCGGCACAGATTTGCCAATTGACTTTTGATTTCAACAACGAGGCGGAGGACGAGGATTCCGTCGTGACTGCGGATAGCAAGGAATTGCCGGTCACAATTGTCGGACACTAAGCCGGTCCTGCCTATGATGAAGTTAAAAGCAATATGGTTTGCGGTGCTTTCCATCACGGTCTTTTTTCCGGGTATGCCGTCGAGGGCGGAGAATCCGATAAAGGCAAGTCCGGACAGGTTCAGTATTGCGGTCGAGTGTGTCAAGCGATTCGAGGGTTGGCATGGAGAGAAAAAGCATTGGCCTTATGTCGGGTGGGGGCACAAAGTTCTTCCCGGGGAGAGGTTTACCAACAGTATTACAAAAGCACAAGGTGATTCCATTCTGAGAGCAGACCTCCGTAAGTTGTGCCGTATGTTCAGTTATCTGGGACGTGATTCTTTGATCGTTAGTGTTCTTGCGTATAATGTGGGCTGTTCCCGTATCAAAGGGTATGGAAAAATACCCAAGAGCCGGCTGTTGAAAAAACTGGAGTCGGGTGACCGCGATATCTATAAGGAATATGTCTCCTTCAGATGCTACAAGGGGAAAGTGGTTCCGAGCATCGAACGGAGAAGGAAAGTGGAATATATGCTGCTTTTTGAGAAGTAAATGAAAAAGGGAGAATCTTTCAGTTGTTTTCGACTGTCAGGTTCTCCCTTATGCGTATTGTCGGAATCAGGCCATTTGTGCGGCTTGTATGTCAGCTTACCGGAACGGCATCCTGTACTTCAGCTGCTTCCGGCAGATGGGAAAGCAGTAGTTCCGCCATTGCTCCGTTTTGTGGAATCAGTGCCGGGAAGTCCGTTTTTCCGGGCTTGTATATCTCTGTGGCTATATTGTATAGCTCCCAAGCGGTAATCTGCCCTTTGGTCATAGCCAGTTTAAGCACCTCTTCCGTGAATATAGAAATTTGCCCTTGGTTCAGAGGATAGGTTTCCACGGAGGATGACAGATTCCTGTCCGAACTGTCGTGGGAGACGCGCAACGCGGTCAACAGACCTATATACATATAGATTTCCTCCATAGATATAACCCGGCGTTTCAGCCGTTGTATGCGTTCGATGTCCTCGTTCATGTTCACCTCGAAATTGGCAAGCCAGCCGTCCACGGTTTCGAACACCTCTTCCGTCGAGACTTTCTTCTTGCCGTAATTGCAGACACTTCGCTCGGGTGAAAGGATACACTGGTTATGACAGATTAGCACGCAGGGACCTATGGCTGCCTGTATGCCGTCCTGGTGGTAGGCGACGACCAATGTTGTGGTCAGTTCGTCCGTCTCCCAGTCCTTGATCCGGATGGTGGCGAAGATACGGCGCAGGATGTGCGCTTCCACGGCTTTTTCGCCATGTGTCTGTTCCACCTGCGGAAGGATGCTTACTCCCGGCTGCGTCTTGTTCCTGTTCTGGGCCGCGAAGATTTCCTCCACCTCATAGTCGAGATTGTATTTCTCGCAGATGTCCATCATGCGCCGGATGACCTGGTAATGGTAGATACCTTGCACCGGGTTGTTGTAGATGTCGTTTTCCTTGTAGGTACGCTGAAGCGTCTCGAAGTTCATCACTTCAATTCCGTTTTTCTGGAAGTCAAACTGCTGTTGTCTTTCCATTACTGCCAATGTCGTTTCCATAATCTTGAATTTTATGAAGTTAATACTGTCGTTTGTCTTTTATCAGGTGTGTATCTGCCATCCGTGGAACGGTTGTAGTGTTACGGCAAAAGAGCGGTCCGGTATTCCGTGATAGAGCAGACCGCCCACGATGCCTGTCCTTCCGTCGGGATAACATTGTGTAAAGCCGAACGAGTACGGGGCATGGTCATAGTAGAGTGAGATTTCGCAGGGATGGTCGGGATTTTCTTCCCAGCTCTTCAACCGCTCCAGGCATTTTTGGAGCGAGGTGTCACCGATGGATTCGGCATAACGCTTTACATTCTCGAAATGTTCTTCATTCAGGATTTTCATGACTTTTGAATTTTATCTGTTAAACACGTCCGGCTCCGGGAGCCGGTATTTTTATTTCTCGCCTGCCAGACTGTCCCGTGATCGTACCCGCAAGGTTTGGCGAAAGAAAATACCGCAGCCGTCAGGCGAGGATGATTTTCTTTCAGCCAACCCCGCAAGGGGCCTGACCTTGACAGGGTACACCGGACACGGGACTACCTTTGCAGGGTGGGAAATAAAATACACGGTAGTGTGCTTTGCATGGTCTGTGGCGATTCTCTTCCTGATTTGTTCGCCATTGCCGGACAAAAGATGTATTTTTGCAATTCTAATTTCAGTTTTATGGAAAACTATATAAAGAAAGCGGCGGATGCTTTCCTTGTGGAGCGTCCGTACGGTATGCGTGTGGATTACAGGAAGAAAGGATTCGTGCTGTTTAACCGTAACCTCA